CATTAAGTGCAAAGACTGTTCTGCAATTACATCACAATATGTAAGTTTTCCAGTAAAAAATACAATTAGTTGCCTTAAGTGTAAGTCAGATAACACGTTTATTTATTACGGTAATTACAAAGGCTCTATGTTTGCAGGAATTAACTATGTAAATGATGTGTCTAATTACGGAAATCAGATATCTACAGCCGAAATAGACAGAAAATGTAGAGAAGAAGGGCTCGTATATGGGTCACAAGAAGAAATACAACGAGAGGCAAAGCGTTATAAGCGCATTAATGAGCAAGAATCAAAGAAAAGAGATGCCGTACTCGTCGACAAAATAGAACATGAATTTAAAAAAAGAGGAGCCTAATGAAAAGCGAAGACCTAATTATTGTTAAATATAACGAAGAAACTGACGAAACAAGCATTTTTATAGATATAGCAGTAAAAGAACTAGATGATATCAAACAGCTAGACATGTATAAGGATGCTATAGACTGCCTAACTATAGAATATAATGAGCTGATGGATAAAGTTTTCAAAGCTAAACCAAGACATTACATGGGAGGCATGTTCAGTGCCTCTTAAATACGGAACATCTAACAAGACATTTAAAGAAAATGTTAAAAAAGAAAGGAAAGCAGGAAAAGGAATGAAGCAAGCTCTAGCTATAGCCTATTCTATGAAAGAAAAAAGCAAGAAAAAAAAATATTAAAAGGTATAATGATGTTATGAATAATTCAAATCACTTATTTAAGGATAAGCTTTATAGGATTATTTCAAAAGCAATAAAAAATTACGAAAAAAATTTTTCTGATGAAGAATTAACAGCATTAACTGGAGATTTTATTTATTTAAAAAGTAGAAAAGATCCTAAGTTTCTTCATGAATGGATAGATATGTGCACTGAAAAAATAAAAAATTTGGATCATAATATATATGATGCTTTACTCAAAATGAGAGAAGAAATAATGGATGCCTATAAGTTTGAAGATTTGGAAAAAATATATAAATTAAAGGACAAATAATGAGTAGGTTACACACATTAATTAAAAGAGTAGGCGTATCAGGCGTAAATAAACCAAAAAAAACTCCTTCCCATCCTACAAAAAGTCACGTAGTAGTCGCTAAAGAAGGAGATAAAGTTAAAACGATTAGGTTTGGGCAACAAGGAGTATCAGGAGCAGGAGCTAATCCTATGACTGCTAAAGGAAAAGCTAGGCAAAAGTCATTTAAAGCAAGACACGCTAAAAATATAGCTAAAGGTAAAATGAGTGCAGCTTACTGGGCAGATAAAGTAAAATGGTGATATAATATTCATAAGGTGATTTATGGATAAATTAATGTATGGCGAAAAAAGAGCATTGATAAAAGATCCTCTTTTTTTAGAAATAATGCAAAAAACAGGACAAGGAATTATATTTCTTCATAATATGTTGTTGTATGAAGAAAGAACAAAATATTACTTTTGGAAAAGCTTTGGATATTTAAAATCTTTAGCTGCAGTTATTAACCCTGAATTTACGATTGCAAGCATGAAATTTGATTATTTTTTAAACGCAAAACACAATGTAGATGAAGAAGTGTCTAAACGTATTGATATATTAAAAAAAGAATTTAGATATTCTTCTTATTTTGATTTAAATTATAAGTTAAAGCCTATAAAAGAAGCACATCCTTGGCTTAAAAATATTTTAACTTGTCATTTGGACACTGTTACTTGGGATTTAGATGTCGCTATTAAAAATTATAAAAAAACAGGCTTTGGTTTTCCGAAGTATAAAAAAATTGATCCTAAAAATAATTTAGCACCTAGCATTTCATTACTATTTAAAAAAAATGTTTCTCAAATTAAAACAATAAAACAATACAATCACAGCAAAAAAATAAAACAAATAAAGTTTAGATTTAATCGACATTTAATCGAAGAAAATCCTAAAAAAACATATGACTTTATTAATATTAGATTTATCGATCATCGAAATTTAGAGACTTTAGGAAGAACTTATAGTGATTCTTATCGCATTGTAATGTCTAAAGGAAAAAATCTAAGTATTTCTTTTACTTCATTTAAAGAAAAAAACATTATTGCTAAACCTGTAAAAAAAGTTGTTGCGATTGATAGAAATGCAAATAAAGATAATATCATGTATTTAGATAATGGTTACAAATTTAGACCGCCAAGCAATAAAAAAGGATTAATTTTAGAGCAGTTAGAAAAAAAACGAATTAAACTTTCTAAACAATTAGCTATCAAATACCAGCAAAATAAAAAATTACGTTACGATAAAGACAATAAAAAATGGTATTTAACTAAAAATTATTTAAAGTTAGTTGAAAAACTTAATAAAGTATACGAAAAACAGCAAAATGTGAGAAAACATTATAATCATTTTGCAACACATCATATTACAAGACGTTATGACAAAGTAATTATTGAAGATTTAAATATACGAAACATGACAAAAAGCAATAAAGGAAATGAGTTAATTCACGGTAAAGATGTAAAAATACAATCGGAATTAAATCAAAAAATTTTAAATGCAGCTTTAGGACAGAATAAAATTTATTTAGATTATAAAACTAAATACAAAGGTAAAAAATTAATTGAAATTGATCCTAAAAATACGAGTATTACGTGCACTGAGTGCGGCAATATCAATAAAAAAAATAGAAAGAAAAGAGATGTTTTCAAATGTATTAAATGTGGATATACTAATCATGCTGATTTTGTATCGGCTATAAACATTAAGAGTAAATCTTAATATGCGGTGAGGTAACATCGTACACCTTTTTAGGTAAGCCTGCTGTCGAAAGACAATGAACTTCATTAGAAGTCACAAACAGGAAAACATCGTAAAAACAAAAGTTTTATGATAAATTGTAAAAAAAACAGGGTCTAGAACTTTCGTTTTTACATTAAGTTTTACACTTGTGTAGATTCAGAAACAATTTCGTAGAGTCTAGAACTTTCGTTTTTACATTAAGTTTTACACTTAAGAGCGTGCGATCAAGGCAATGCCGTCTAAAACTTTCGTTTTTACATTAAGTTTTACACCCAACTCCGCCTTTAACATTGCATATACGGTCTAAAACTTTCGTTTTTACATTAAGTTTTACACTAGCCGAGTTTGAGGAGCTTATCTTTAGGTCTAGAACTCTTGTTTTTACATTAAGTTTTACACTAGATCAAGATTTATATGATGCTGGAGGTCTAGAACTTCTGTTTTTACATTAAGTTTTACACCCCGTCATACAGAGGCATAACATAAGCACGTCTAGAACTTTCGTTTTTACATTAAGTTTTACACCTGGAATGCGAAAATCAGAAGTCTTGAATTTGAAGGTCTAGAACTTTTGTTTTTACATTAAGTTTTACACTCTGTACTGCTGGTTTATCATCTTCAAAAGTCTAAAACTTTAGTTTTTGCGTAATGTTTTACACATTTAATTCCCTCGAATTTGTGGGAATTAAGTCTAAACCGGTCGAAATCGACCCCTTTTGTATGTTATAATTAAGTATTCATAATCACCTTATGGATATCTTCCCCAGCAATCCGCTTTGCTGGGGTTTTTTTTATCTAAAATTAAAGTCTAAAAAGGTTATGAAAAGTTAAGCTCCATTCCTTCTTCAGGAGCAACTTGATCCATAATAGCTTGTTGTTGCATATCCTCTTCCATTAATCCTTGTTCATCCTGTGGTAATGGTGCAGGAGTAGGAGGCGGAGGAGGAGGCGCTAAGCCTAGAGCATTAGTTACGCTATCTATAGCGTAGAATTGTGCTTGTGGATCCATCATAGATATCATTCCCATAATATCCTTTAAGCTTATTTGTACATTCTTTAGATAATCTTCAAACTGCGGTTCTTGCGGTACTTGAGACATCTGTTCTTCTTCTTGCTTTAATTTATCAATGATAGCTCTGTAATGTGGGTAATCTAAGGATTTTAATATAAGCTCTTTTACAAAAATACTATTAACGTCACCAAAAACACCTTGATTTGCAAGTTGCATCGTAGTTTGAGCAATCGCTTGTTGTGACTGTGGCATGGATGATCCAGTTTGTATTTCTATTTCATATTGAGTAATAGATAAATCATTTAAAAATTGTTGTGGTACTGACATTTCAGGTTCTTGTTCAGGACTAAATATTTCAATGTTTTGTTGATCTTCACTCATTACAGCCAGTCTTTGACCTGATATTCTCATCACCCTAGGCTGAGTATAGTAAAGTTGAATTAACGTTATGCCTTTATTGCTCAAATCAATTAAAAAGCTTTTAAAATTACGTTGAATTTCTCGTATTGATGACATTGGAGATTCGTTTAAATCTCTTATCATTTGACCTGAATTTGCACCTACTGGCCTTTCTCCTGATAACATAACCTCGTTAATACGTGCTAAAGATAAAGCGTCACGCTTAAGGTTATTAATATGATCTCGCATCAGCTGAATATCTTGCGATAATTTATTCGTCACTTGTATAGGTGGTTGTATTGATCCTCTTTTTGCAGAAATAATGTCAAAGTTTTTAGAAAGATCGTTAGGGTTAATAGAGTCAGGACTCACAATAAGCATAGACCTGTATTTTGCAACTAGCTCATTTAACTTGTAGTAAGCATTAGTAAGCTTATCTTGCGTAGCACATAAGTCTCTAACATCACCGTAGCCCACAAGTGTATTTGTGGTTGTTGGTGTAAAGGTCGCAAAAGGAAAGCCAAAAGGATAATCAATTGCTCTATCCTCTAATATGTAATCGCCTATGTAGACGATTAGCCTTCCGTTTGGATATTTGAATAAATTTTCTCTTTTAACTTTTTCAGTGTCGCTGGTATCTTGCTTTTCAGGTTGGAAAATTGTGTCGTCTCGTAAGTAGCACTCGTATACAGTGTAATTAATTTCAGTAGAAGAAGGAAAACCACCCCGAGATAAATAAGCTTGGCCAGAATCTTTGTCATTCGTATACCCTTGTAAAATATTTGTTTGTTCAGGCTCTTCAATCGTCACTTTTTGCTTTTTATTTAACTTATCTAATATCTCTAAAACTCTTTTATCTCCTTTGTATTGATCGATTAAATCAAACTTGGACAGTGACCTTTGAACAAAAATATAATTTGCATTTTTAACGGTAGTGGCAGATGGCTCAGGAAAAAAATTAGTAGGACTTATTCTAGTTATAGATACATTTCCTAATCCTTCGTCTGCACTCTGATCCCATGCGACTTTTCCAATTCCAATACCATATATCAAACCATCACGAACAATCTGTTGATGTACGTCTGAGATGTTATTGGCCTTTTTAACGTTTTCCCAAACATCATTTAAAATTTCTGCTACAGAATCCAGTTCTTTTATATAATCAAAGTTAGCATGAGACAAACTAGATACTTTTACATTAGTAGTTATTTGAGCGTCTAAAGCTATCGTGGCTTTAGTTTCGACAATTGGTCTTATACAGTTGTAATAATTACGGTTATTTCCTCTTCTTGGGTCAGAACTATAACTATACCCAACGTCAGGAGCTACCATTCCATTATAGTATTTTGCGTATTTAACAAAGCTTTTTTGTTCTTCCGTGTTCATTGCTGGACGACGCAAAGAGTTTAAGTATTTTACTAGTTTTTCATTTTTGAGGGACATACTTAATTTTAACTTTTTTTTTACACTTTTTTTTACAATATATTCTAGTAAAAATGGAAATTTTGAACTTAAATTGTAATCTACTTGCATGATTTTCGTTTTGTAAAATTTTACAATTAAAGTATGGAATTTACTTCAGGGCAAGAATTAAGGTTTAAATCTAATATCGGTTTAAATCTTTGGGTAGATTCCATTTTTCCAGCAGGACAACTTGGTTATAAAGAGTCGCATATCAGAGTGAAAATAAATAGCTATACCTTTGATGTTCCTTTTTCAACCGCTAACCAGATATTTGAGTCAAACGTAGTTCCTTTAGAACCTGAACCTGAGGTTAAACCTGTTGATGTAGAACCTAAGATTATTTTGAAAAAAAAGCGTACAGCAAGGAAGAAAAAATCAGATGCATAAAGACAAAAAAATGGGCATGTTCATCATAAAAATAGGTGCTCCTGAAGGTCCTGAAATGTCAGAAAAAAAAGAAGACATGTACGAAGAGATAAAAAAAGAAACTTCTGAAAAAGATAAGGATAACAAAAAGGAATATAGCGTTGCCGATTATGGCGGTTATAGCCCTGATGAGCTAGTTAAAAAACTAGAAGATATAAAAGAGTCGATTAGTAACCAGAACACCCGTGAGGCTCTTATGAAGATTGATAGCTGTATTGTGAGAATTACTAAGAAGGAGTTACCTTCCATGAAAGAAGACGATCCATTCTCAACTATTAATTATCAGCTAGACAAAATTTTACCTAATCCAGGTAAGTAGGAGTTTAAGTTATGGAAGACATCCAAGCAGAAGATGTCGAGCAAGTTGAAAGCACCCAACTAAATTTTGGACAAGCTGACAACACTCAACAAGCATCAGAAGACGGACAAGTCGCAGATAATATAATTAATTGGCAAGAAGACAAAAGGTATGCAGATCATTGGGGAGAAGACCCTAATAAGATGTATGAGTCTTTGAAATATTTAGAGAAAAAACAAGGCGAATATGACGGTCAAATTAACGACTATAAATCGCAAGTTGAAGATCTAGGTAGATATAAATCCGATTATGAAGTATTAGAAAAATTAATGGACGCTCCAGGCGTAGGCGATGAGATTATGAGCGTGTTAGAACGTTATCAAAATGGCCAAACCCAACAAAATCAACAACAAAATTATCAACCGAATCTTTATAATGATTTGCAGAATCAAGTACGTGAGGTAATAGACTGGAAAAACAATTTAACAGCTCGTGCAGATCAATTATTATTGCAAGAACAACAAGAGCAACAGATGGGTCAGATTAATGAGTACGCTAAAAAGTACAACATTCAATATAACCCAGACGACTTTTTAAAATATGCTAATGACAATAATGTTCCTATGGAATCGTGGGTACATCACTTTAAATCGCACGCAGCAGATGTTGCTATGCAAAATGCTAGAAACCAAGCAGCTGAAAATGCATACAAATCTAAGTTTTCTACTCCCTCCTCTTCCTCTTCTGGAAGTAAGGGTAACCCAGTAATTAACGAACGCAATATTGATGATGCACTATCAAGGATTTTAGGTTAACGGAGAAAAGAAATGCCTTTAACAAGCCAACAACTTACAGAAGCTGTATCGGTTGCGCATCGACTTATCGCTGACGAATTAGCTTCTTCTTTTGCGAAAGCAAATTATTTTTACAATATCATGAGTAAAAAACCTCACTTAAAAAAAGGTGATGGTACCAAAATTCAGATTCCTGTTCAGTACGCTGAAAACTCAGCTAAAGGTTTTTTCAGTGGAGAATACGACACTGTTCCTACCAATGCTAACCAACAGTTAACTTTTGCTGAATTTGACTGGAAGTTCTACGTTAGTAATTCAACTTTTAACCTAAAAGATTTTAGTACAGGTACAGGATCTAACGCTGTAAAGGATTTAATTAAGACAAAGATAGCACTTGCAAAACAGGATGCAATTAGAGATTTATCTGCTGCGTTGCATACTTCTAGCTCTGGTGATTCTAATCAAATTAATTCATTGAAAGACGCTGCTGGAGCTGCTGGAACTGCGTATGGTGGATTGTCTGACAGTGATCTTCCAGAATGGCTATTTGAGCGAGATACAACGACCAATACGATTAATTATAGCAATATCAATGACGTATTTCGTGTATTGATGGGCCGTGGTCAAGGCGTTGGAGATGAGACTGGAACATATGCTCCTGACTTAATGATTTCTAACTCTTACGTTTTAGCTAAATTTCTTAATTCTCAGCAGTCTCAGCAGCAATTTACTACTGAACAGACATTAAAGTCAGGGTTTGCTGGCTGTCTCTTTAATGGCATATCGTGGACGGTAGACGAATATTGTAGTGGCTCTGCTGATGGTGCTACGGCTGACAATGAACTTTACATTCTTTCTACTAATACATTTCGTATGTACTACAAGTATGGGTTCGAAGGTTCTAAATCACCAATGGACACATTAAACATGAGATTACCTAACCAAGCTGCGATTTCTTCACAGACTTACTTGGTAATGAATCTTGTTAATATCGCACGTCGTTACAACGCTGTTTTTACAGCATTACAAAGCTAAGGAGAATTGTTATGGCATACAAAGCAATTAATAATATTCAAGCTGTAGACCTCGATTCTTTAGATGCAAGTTCATCAACAAAAGAATACCCTTTAGGAACTGTTATTGAAGTAAATGACACTTCTAAAGGCGGAGTCTCTCAGTTTATGTACGTAAAAGCTCACGCAGCTTTTGCAACTGTTGGAACACCTTTCGCTATTGAGTGTGGTTCTGGAGGAGACGCAGAAGTAGTAACTGCTGCACCTACTGAACAAGTAAGTGGCGTTAAAATAGGTTTTAATACTACTGCAATAACTTCAGGAGAATATTTCTGGGCACAGACTGCTGGTGTAATTACAGCTGCTGCTGGAACTGTTGCTGCTGGTGATCACGTTGAAGTGTTAGCTGCTGGAACAACTGTAGTTGTTGACGGTACTACAGGATCTACTGCACATAGCACTAAATCAATAGGTATTGCTAAAACTGCAACATCTGGCGGTCAAATTACTATGGCTGTTGTACCAGAAAGAGTAGTTGAAGTAGCTGCTGCACCAGGCGTTTAAAACTTAGATGACTGACTATCAGGCAATTTACAGCCACGACGGAATTAAATACTTTAAATCGACTGGTTCTGGTACAACGTCAGACCCTTATATTCCCACCATCAATACACAAGGTGGTGGGAGTGGGGGAGCCGTAGAGTTTGATAATGCGACAAACTCAGAAGTAACTATTGGTAATACTTCGACATCCATAGCAGCAGCTAATGAAAGCAGAAAAATCATAGCACTTGTAAACAATAGTGACGTTAATATTTTTATTTCACTTGGTGCAGCAGCGGTACTTAATTCAGGTATTAGGCTTAATGCTAATGGTGGAAATATAGTAATAGCAAATTCAATATTCACAGGTGAAATAAATGGCATAGCAGCAACTTCAGGTCATAGCTTAGTGGTAATGGAGGGCACATGATCTATATTTACAATCCACAACAATTAGAGGCTGCTGAAAATACTTTTGTTACAGCTTTGGCTTTTGCTTCAGGAACAGGAATCATTACAGCAACAAGAAATGATGGTGTTCAAGTCAGCACAACAACGCTTGATGATAGATATGTACAAGAAAACACACGCACTACATCTGCAACTTTTAACACCTCTGACGGAGTTTTAACGCTTAATCAGACAGATCCAACAGGAACAGTAACAGTTGATCTTGATGGTCGTTTTCCAACTGAAAATACACACTTAAATTCAGCAACACTTGGTGTAGATAATGTGCTTTCACTTGGAATGATCAATCCAACATCTACAATAACTGTAGATTTATCTTCATTATCAGATTTAAACACACACCTAGATTCTGCTTCTTTTAATCCCACAACAAAAGTCCTTTCCTTAATTATGGTCAATCCTAGCTCTACTATTACTGTAGATTTAACAGGAATTGAAGGCGATAATACCTTTGTAACAACTGCAACATTTGTTAATGGAACCTTAAACCTAAATAGAAACGATGGTGCTACTGTTAGTGTAGATTTGGATGGTCGATATTCAAGAATTAATACACATTTAAATGCTGCTAGTTTTGACACAGGTACAAGAGATTTAACCCTTACAACAACAGACCCTGAAGTTGATTATGTAGTTAATATTCCTATATCTCCTGATGAAAATACGTTTTTAACAAATTTAGCGTTCAATACTAATTCTGGTGAACTTATAGCTACTTTAAATAATGATGAAACAGTAACAGTAGACCTCGATGGCAGATTTAACTTAATTTCAAATAATACACATGTATCAGCAGGTTCATTTGATCCAAATACAGGAAATATAACATTAACTTTAGTAAATCCTTCTTCAACGATAACAATTCCAATATCTGATGTTGCAGGACAAAATACACACTTAGATTCAGCGTCTTTAGACGATCAGACATTAAACTTAAACATGATAAATCCAGAATCAACGATTGATGTTGATCTAGGTGGGCTAGTAGATGGTAAGTATTTACCAATAGATTTTGATAATGAACAAGCAAACTTTAATACATTATTAGAGCCTGGAGTTTACGCAGCCTCAGCGTCAGGGGTAGGTAGGCCAGATGGCTTAATAGGAGCCCAAAACTACATATCAGTTTACAGTCAGAAAGATGGTGATGATGTTATTTCAGCCACGCAAATATGGACTACTGGAACTAACACAACAAATCGAAACATAGATCCCCCTAGACTTTGGATGCGAACGTATGATGCGAGTGGAGCGTTTCCCTTCATGTCTCCTTGGAAAGAAATAACCACTGGTGGCATTAATGGATACCTAGAGCAAGAGTTTCCAGAAGGTTATCGTGACTTTAATCATGAACGATTCAGACAATCAGGTTATTATCGAATTAATAGTATTGAGCAATGGACTAATGCACCTTCTAATTTCCCTACGACTTCTTTAGGAAATGTCCTAAACACAGTAATGAATCCGACTTCTACTCTTTATCCAGATAGAGGGTATGGATATCAAGAACTGCATTGCGCTGATGCCGATGCAGATACCTTTCACGTTCGAAAATGGCGACGAACATTTCAAAGTACAAACCCAGAAAATATTATTTATACAGATTGGTTTGAATTTAACATTCAAGGGCAGCGAGTACACACGGAAACACTAGATATTTTTAAAGTAGCTGATGAATCCGCAGCTGTTAATGTGGCAGGAAAAAGAGTTATTGATGTGGGTATTAGTCAATCTTTTACTATTAGGACATTTATAGGGGGTGTCCAAGGGCAACGTATAGATGTAATTAAAACAAATAAGACTGGAACAGTACAGATTGGAACAGTGCATCCGACTTTAGGGGGGAATATCTATTCGCCGTCAGGCGAAGGTAATGTAGTGCTTCGATATTTTCGAGGTGCCAGTTTTATTTTTCAAAATGGTTTTTGGTATCCATTGTTTAGTAATTCAACATCATGAAGGAGGAAAAATGTTAGTAAAAGATGCAGTTTCAAGGATTAGATTTCAAACAAATACAAATGACGATAACACAGGCAAAAACATAAACGCTTTGTTCAGCAATAAAAATTTAGTTGCACAATTTCAAATTTGCTTAGATCAGTATGGAGCATATACAAAAGGCATAGAAGATATATTTTCAGTTAATTTAGGTTCAAATATTAGAAGCATAGCAGCTCCACAATATGCGATCAGGTCAGAAGCGTATAAAAACATTTATGTGTGGAGAGGTGGTAGAAGATATCAACTAAATATTAAGCCGATGAACTATACACATACTCGATTCCCTTATCAGACATATTCAGGCATACCCCAGTTTGTAAGCATCTGGAAAAATGAAATGTATTTTTATCCTGACTCCTCACTAGAGTTTCAAACAACGACATTAACAAGCGCAGTAAATGCTAATGATACAACCTTAAATGTAGTATCTACGACAGATTTTCCTGAACAAAATGGCAGGGTTACAATTGGGTCTGAAAAGATAAGATATCAAACAAAAACAGCAACACAGTTTTTAAATTGCACAAGAGCTGTAGAAGACACAACGGCAGCAGAACATGATGCATCAGCAGTAGTTAGTGAGAATAACTTAATGGTTTTTTATCGAAGATTAGAAAAACCAATATTTGTTTCAGATGCAGACATTATTTCTACTGATGACCTAAACCGAGAACTTAATATTCCAGAAGAGCACATGATATCTATTATTGATTTAACTACCTACATGCTTTTAGTCAAAGTAGATGCAGTTCGTGCACAGCCATATAAGGTAGATGCTTCTGTCTTTTTAGAACAAGCAAAAGAAGACATAGAATGGAATCATTCAGACATAACGTCAGGACTATTCATTTCAGATGCATTTGATTGGGAAACTAATAATACTGGAGCCACAATGTAATGTTTGAGGTTCTGCAAACAGAATGTAAAGGCATTAGAACTGATCGTGGACCTAAGTTTATTGGAACTGAATATTGTCAAAATATCGTTAATTATAACTTTGACAACATTATAGGATTATCAAGAATTTCAGCACCTAACGTTGAATATGATGCAGGTGGCACAGATGGTATCGATGGCTTGTTTCAGTTTAGATACATTGATTCTAGTGGCAATTTACAAAAAGAAAATATTATTGTTAAAGGTGGAGATGTCATCAAGGATGGTGTTGATTCCATTAATATTGCAACAACAATATATAGCGGTTTAACAGCAGGAAACAAATGTTCTTTTGCAGTTTTAAATGACAAATTATTTATCTCAAATGGTGTTAATAATGTATTAGTTTATAACGGTACAGTAGTAACTGAAATGGGCGCACCTCTAGCTACTAATAACCTTGTAGCAGGTGTACTAACAGGTGATTATTTTTATGCTATTACATATGTAATCGATGGAGTAGAATCTGTTACATCTTGCATTTCAAATACAGTAAGTCCAAGCTCTAACAGAATAGATTTAACTTTACCTATCGGCCCTACAGGAACTACTGAACGTGATATTTATCGTACTGAGGCTGGGGGTACACAATTAAAGTTTTTGCATAAAGTTAATGATAATACTACGACTACGTATCAAGACAATACAGCAGATGGATCACTTGGTAATGACATACCTGCAACAAATGCTCCTGCTCCTAAACCTAAGTTTATTACAGTTAAAGATGAAAGGTTAATAGGAATAGGAAATGCAAGAAGGCCAAACTATTTATATCGATCAGAAACAGAAATAGAATCGTTATTTGCAACTATTGGTGTAACGGATGTATCAGGTCAGGGTAATGATAACACTGGCCTTACAGGTATGGCAGAAGATTACAATCAGATAGTTGTTTTTTCAGAAAAAAGAATTTATCTAGTTGATGTTTCAGGAGAAGCGGCAACAGTAAAGCAAACAACTTCTAATGTTGGATGTTTAGATGGCCATACAATAGCAAAAGTACCGCAAAACGTAGATTTTAGAGGCGGTTTGATGTTCGTATCAGATCAATATGATATACGTGTTTTTAATGGGGAAATTGCAGTTAATTTAGCGACAAGTTTTGATAACTTAGCAACACAAAATTTTTCAGCAGCTTTAAATAAAGATCAGTTGAAAAATAGTTTAGAAAATATAGAACTAGAAGGCGCATTTTTTGACTATAAATATCACTTAATTGTAGGTGCTTTAATTTATGTTTATGACATCAGAATCCAAGGCTGGACAACGTACAGAATAAGAACAGCATCATATACACCTACTTATCGTAAGTTTGGAATCTTAGGAGAAAAGTTTTTTATCGGTCAAAACACAACGGCAATCGTAGAGGAAATGTACAAAAACGAACAATATCGTGGAGAAAATTTCGATAGTCATTTTGAGACAGGTGAAATTTTAGTTAATGACACCTACAAATATTTTAATGATCTAATTATTTATTATGGAAATTCAGGTGACGTAACAGTCAGCATTACAATCACACCAGAAAGCAACTCAGATTTAGCACAGAACGTAAATTTTTCAATAGAAGCAGACGCATTTAACCCAACTTATTACAACTCAACATACTACGAAACAGCAACAAATGTAGACGATTATAAAGTCGCACATATTAATAAATACGCTAAATGGATTAGGTTACGCATGTTTTCATCTAATCGATTTAATTTTAGAGGTTACAAACTTATCGGGCAGCAATTAACAAATAAGGAGAGATAAAATGTCAATATCATCAGATAGAAGAAAAGCAGAAACACAGCAAGGACAAACACGACTAGAATCAATACTTGCAGCACAAGAAGCAGATCGTGCGTCAGCTAGGGAAAGAGCGTTATTAGGAGAAATAGGCCAACAAGCAGGTGTTGAATATGAAAGGGGTATATCAGATTTTCAACAAGCAACAGGAACGCCATTTAGATTAGGTAGAAGTGCAGAATTTGATGCAGAAACTACAGGAACACCAGCAGCAGTTACAAGATTACAGCAATTAATCAGACAACAAGCTTTGCCTGAACAACAAAGAGCAGCTGCACAGGGAAGAATAGCGTTGCAACAAGCAGGTGTTAGAGGCCCAGAAGCAGCTTTAATGATGCAAAGACAACAAAATAGAATGCAAACAGACTTAGCTAATCGAGCAGAACAAGTAGCTTTACAACAGGCATTAGCAGACAGAGGAGTTAGACAGCAATTTGCTGCTGAAAGAGGAATGCAAGAAGCTGCGCAAGCTAGAGCAGACAGAACAGCACAACAAGAATTTGCAAGACAACGAGCTTTAGGCGCACAGGAAAAAGCATTTGCAAAAGGTGTAACAGCAGAAGGAAGACCACAATTTGATATAGCTGAGCAAGCTAGAAGTTTTGACACTTTTAAATCACTTCAAAGAGGTAAAGGTAAAAGTACAAAAGACAAACTTAAACAATTCACATTTGGAAAATTTATTTAGATAACGGAGGTAAAACATGGATCCATTTACAGCAATTATTACATTAGGAAGTAAAATTATAAGTTCATTAGGCGCAGCAGGCGCAGGAGCTGGAGCAGGCGCAGGCGCAGCGGGTGCAGCGGGTGCTGGAGCAGCAGGCGCAGCGGGTGCAGCGGGAACAGCAGCAGGTGTTGGAGCAGCGGGAGCAGGCGCAGGTGCAGCAAAAGGTGCAAAGCTTGCACAAATGCTTGCAAATATACAAACAGGCACAGAAATTGGAAAAACAGCTAAACAATTTTTAGCAGAACCTCCTTCAGATCCTATAGCTACAGGAAGAGGAGGAGCGAACTATGGCAACGAAGTCGATAGATTAAGAAGCAAGGGGTTACTTTAATGTTAGGAATAGGAAAAAGTAATTTAGATTTTGCAAAATTACCTCCTGAAAC